GCTTAATTCAATCCAACCAGTAGGAAAGTCAGCCCATCTCTTTGTTGCGGAGATATTGGCAATATGCTTGTCCTCTGATACCAAGCTGTCAAAAAATCCCTTGATTATGTTGTCAATGTCTGGTCGGGATTGCATGAGCATCCCATGATGGGCTTTGCGTTTTTTGTTTGACCAAGTTTTAGGCGTGGGGAAATAAAAGGTTATGGATAACCCGGATGCAGGAATAGTAAAGCGTTTCCGCTTCGCTTCGGCAAGCAGTTCTATCTTGTAGTTATTATATCGCTCTATGCGAAGTAATCTTTTTAATCCTTCTGGTCTTAACTTATCACGTGGTATGCGAAAATAAATTCTATCCCCCTGTGTCGTTCGGAGATGCGAGATCGGTGTTATGTTCAGTATTATCTTCGTTCCTTGCATTAAGTTTCTTAGGAGGTAAAGATAATATTATTTTACTTTTAAGATGTTCTTTATGGTATTCACGTAAAAATTCACGACACTTTTCAACTCTCTGGTAAATAACAGGCATTACCCTCTTGTCCTTATTTACTCTATACCGAATGATTCTTCTTTTAATTGGGATGTTACTGTACACCATTGCTCCTGAAAGATTTTCCATTTTTTCTTCGTAGGATTCCCTGTCTATTACTCCCATCATAAAGTTGGTAAGCACTTTGGAATGTTCACGCTCAATTATATCTTTAGGTGTGTCTAAAAGAAGGAAGCAAATATCTACTGTTTCGACATTGAATAATTCCATGTACCCCTGTGCTTGAAACCAATATTTATCGTCTAACCCTGCTCTTGCCTTTAAAAATGTGTTGATATTCCAAGATACTTTTACATCTAATATTGTTCCCTTTTCTATGTCAATAATATCAGGACAGCCTATGATATACCCATTTGATGTTTTTATTTCATTTTTTAGGTAGGTAGTGTTATCTATTTCTGACATTATATTGATAGCCTGTTCTTCAAGGATATTGCCTTTCTCTATAAAAGCAAGGAAGCCACCACTTGATGCTATTTTTTTCTCATACTTAAACCAAGCATACCTTTCAATTAAGTACTTTTTTGCGGTTACTGATAACGGTGGGTCTTTAAACAACTCCTTTTTATCTCGTATCTCTTGTATTCTTGCTAAATCTTCGTCTGTTTTTTCTTCTAACAGAGATAATTTTAGTAGTTCAGCTTCATCCTTTTTATTAAGTGGTCTTGCTGATTGCGGGTTAGTAAATATGGCATGGATGCCGGAACATGGTAGCGGGAAATTTAACCATTCGTTTCTTTTCATAAAAAATCCTTAGAGATTGATTCGGGTAGAAGTTAAGATTCTGCTTTTGTAGCGCACATTTGGCGTTTATTCACATATATCTTAGACCGAATCGCCCTCTAAGGGCTTTTTTAAATGAGATTCACTATTGACTTCTACCTCAATAATGTTTGACGATGTAAATTACAAAGTATTTTGTGCTTTTTCAAATTCTTTTTGTAAATTTTCAAGCGCAGTTATTAATCTGCCATCTACTCCTTCATCGTGAATAAGGAATGTATCTATAAGGTCAACTACTAAACATTCCAATAATTCACATCTTTGTTGTAGTTTTTCTATTTCATCTTCCATTTTTATGTATTTTTTTTAATTTTTTGGATATAAATTCATGTGCTTTTCGTGGAAATCTTGTAGCCATTGCCTGAAAACAGGTACTTTGGACTTCATTTTTTCTATCAATTCATCATTTCGTGGTACTGATTGCTTAATTACCCTCTCCCGGTAGTCAATATCATCGAAGATCATTAGCTTTTCCATTTCCTGTGATGCCTGAATATAGTCCGGGTTTAATTCTGTGGCTACGTTCATACGCCATAAAAGGCTCTTTTTTTCGCTTTCTACGATATTTGTGGGTGCTGATACCAGACAATAGAACAAATTGCCTCCTTGCGCTCCTGTGAGGCTGTAATAGCAGTTTAATTGGGCAACATACCCCTTATCGGGTTCTTCAATCAGCTTTGGCATGAAGCTGTCCATTTCCCAACTTGTCTTTACGTCATTAACCTCTAAGGCATTTTGTACATTATCCCCGATAAATATGTCCGGGTGTCCACAAAACCACTCATTTTCCAAAGCATCTTCATTTTTGTAGTAAATCTGACCTTCAACCTTGCTTATAAGGGCTATACTTTCAGGTTCGCAGATAATTCCTTTATCCATTTGCTTGGTGGTAATGTCCTTTTTTCTTCCATACACCACCTGATTGTAAATTTTTATCAATTCCTTTTGGCAAGTGACTGAAAGTTCCCCTGCTTCTTTTGCAGCTTTGGTAACGGGTTCTGTTAATAGGTTTCCCCATGAAGATGCCCTGAATTTGATTGTACTAAAGTCCATTTTGTATTTTTTTAAGGGTTAAATCGTATGTTTCCTGTAAGTCCGGGTTGTTTTTTACTATTAGTTTATAGCTTTCAAGCACTTTTTGATCTGTGCAGGTGGAAATATCTGCTTTCATGGCTTCAATCTTCGATACTGGTTTTGTTCTCTGCACTTCTGGTAAATTATCCCATTCTGCTGCCGGAGCAATATATAACCCCTTATTTGTTTCTTCATGGAACTCTTGGCATAGCTTTTTAGCTGCTTCTAAGGCTGCTTTTGGGTCGTCGCCTTCATTTAACAGGTAATCCACCCCTATTTTTTCGTTAATGTACATTCCAAGCGGGAATACCTTTTGATATGTAACTCGTTCTATTTGCATTGGTTATGGTTTTAAGCTGTCTTTGTAATCGCTGAATGTTGGATAAGTATGGCAAAAAGGTACTGTATCGTAGATTCTTTTTTCTCTTGAAGCATAAAAGGCTTTACTCTCCGCTTCAAGTAGTTCTCTTTCGGTGTAGGTTTTTTCGGATTCGCCATATTTTTTTTGAAACGATACACCCGCTGCATACCCTGAATTATAGGCTTCATGGGTATTTGCATAACTTTTTGCTTCGGGTACTTTACTCTCTACCTGTGTATCTTTTTCGGGTGTTGGTCTTAGTAAGTTGAGTACATTAAATTGACCTTTTAAGTAGTCGGCAGCTTCCTCTACCATTGTATAATCCCTTGCTTGTCTTGCTATTCCTTTCCAGTCTGTTTTTATTTCTTCTACCTGTGTATCTGTATTATTCGTTTGTTCATCTTCGTTAGGTTCGTTAAGCCATTTCTCAATAGTTCTTATTGAGTGGGCAATTTCAAATCTTTCAGATTTAACAACCAGTTCTTTTAATACTTTAATCCAAGAAAATAAATCTTTCTCCTTATCCACTATCTCTCGTTGGGATGGGTTTAGCACTGCTTCTATGGCTTGTTTTATTGCAGGGAATAATTCTTTGTCAAATTTTTTATTGGTATAGAAAGCATATAGGTAATCTTCGTGTTCCGGTTCTCTTGCTACCTTATGGAAAGTACTTACCTCTACTCTCTCCTTTATTGGTTCTTCTTTTTTCTTAAACCATTCGGGATTGTTTTCTATAATTTCATTACAATATTCAACGTGCCATTTACCACTTTCAATAGAGGCATAAGCAAGTGCTGATACTTTTTTAAATTCTGTTCCCGCTTTCACATTTGGCAAATCACGTTGAAGAACATATACAGGGTTATTGTTAGTCATTGGTAGTTGGTTTTATTCTTAATGGTATATCAAATCCATGTTGTCTACTGTTTTCATCACATTCATCATACAGTATTTCTATTTTGTCAGGTAAATATTTTTTAACTGCTCTCTGCCAAAACGCTCTTTCTATTTCATTCTTTTCCATTGCCCTTAATGTTCTGCCAGTTTCGGCAGGTGTTTGAATTTTGTTGTAGTTAATTGTAGCAAGATTTATTTTGAACCCTCTGATTATAGCCTTTACTTTTGGGATTAGTACTTCCTTATTAAAAAATTGCTCTTGCTCAATAGCATCAATTATTAATTTACTCAATTCATCAAATGAAGTATTTTTATTACCCACCCTTTTTGCTACTGCTTTATATTCCGGGTTTTCTTCCGTTGCAACGTCCATTTTATACAATAATTTCCTTTTTTCTCCGTTGATAATGCTATCGGGTGTGCTTATAAGGCATCTTCTTACTTTTGCTACCTGTTTATCCCACAGCCATAAATAACCTTGCATTTGGTAGTCATACATTTTCTCCAACGGTTCAATTATCATTGGCAGGAATGTTTCTGCTTCAAAACTTGACTTTACATCGTGAATATCATCATCCACAACGTCAGGCGTTCCAATAACCCACTCATTTTCTCGTTCTTCTTCGTTCTTTTCATAGTATTTATCAT